ACCTGAACAGCCTACAATGATACTCCTGCATAGTCGAGGTTGAGTCCCAGAGTGCAGCCCGGAGGTTCTCGGGGAGGTGGAATTCCTGTGATGCCTGCTGACCACAGGCAGTTTGAGCTGTTGCCCCGGTGCTTGGGAAGCAGCGGCAAATAAAGCACAGGATGAAGATTGAGAACAAGCGTAACCGCTTTGATATCAGAAACTATGCAGCGGAACTCAAATCCGCTGCATCCTTGTGGTATTAAAGCAAAATGTAAAGGGGGATAAAACCATGTCGCAAACTCAAATAACCAATGAAATCAAGTACAAAATGGCGCTTTCGCTGCTGAATAGCATGCTTGAAAAAGGCCTTATTACTCTTTCTGAATTGAAAGAAATTGACAGATTAAATCGGAATTCATTCACTCCGTTCCTGGCGGAGGTATATGTGTAAAAACACTTGATATGGCTGGATTTGTGTGGTACTGTGTGTTGCTGATAAAGCATCATGTACTGAAAAGTGAAAGGAGGAAGCGTATGCCAAAAGTAAGAGTCATCAAGCCCATCCATCGCATGGAAGCAGAAGCTGAAGCTCCGAAACTGCGGGTGTGCGCATACTGCCGGGTCAGCTCAGACCATACAGGGCAGCTGCAATCCTTTTCAGCACAGGTGGAGTACTACACCCGGCTGATAGAAAGCAACGATGCCTGGACTTTTGCCGGAATTTATGCGGACGAAGGCATCAGCGGCACCGCCAAGGACAAGCGGGATGAGTTTTTAAGGCTCATTGCTGACTGTGAAGCCAAAAAGGTGGACATGGTAATCACCAAGTCCATATCCAGGTTTGCAAGAAACACCGCCGACTGCATTGAGACGGTGAGAAAGTTGAAAGCGCTGGGGATTGCAGTCTTCTTTGAGAAAGAAAACATAAACACCATGTCCGCTGAAAGCGAGCTTCTGATGACGGTTTTAAGCTCCATTGCCCAGGAGGAATCCATTTCTACCTCCAAAAATAACCGGTGGGCGATACAAAAAAGGTTCATGAAAGGCGAATGGAAGCCTTCCTACCTTCCCTATGGCTATATGAAGGGTAAGGACGGAGGAATCGTCATCAATGAAGAAGAAGCCGCTATTGTCCGAAGGATTTACACCGATTACCTGAATGGAAAAGGAACGTACGTCATCGCAAATGAGCTTACGGAAGAAGGAATCCCAACAAGAAAAGGGGCGGAAGCCTGGGGAGAAAATGTGGTGAAGGAAATACTCATGAATGAAAAATATTACGGCGACATGCTCCTTCAGAAAACCTTTACTACCGACACATTGCCTTTTAAACGAAAGCGGAACCGGGGACAAAAACAGTGCTATTACATCGCCAATGACCACGAACCGATTATTTCAAAAGAGCAAGCTGAACGGGTCAGGGAGATCATGGAGCAGCGAAAAATAGAAAAAGCCATGGTGGATACGGACCCACGAAAATATAACCAGCGGTACCCCTTCAGCAGCAAAATCCAATGCGGTGAATGCGGGAGTAATTTCAAAAGGCAAATCATATTCAAAGGCAAACCTTATGAAACAGTGCAGTGGTGCTGCACGAGGCATATCAGAAATCGGATGGAATGCAGCATGACTGCTGTCAAGGACAATCACATCAAAGCTGCATTCATCAATCTATATAACAAGCTGAAAAGCAATTATGACAAAATATTAACCCCCCTGGCCGAGGATTTGAAAAAGCTTCACTGCGGCAGGGAGTACGAATCCCAGGTCAGGGAAATCAACAAAAAAATAACGGAACTTACCGAACAGAGTCATGTACTGAGTAGACTGAGGTCGAAAGGATATCTTGACTCTGTTCTTTTTATAGAGCAAAGCAATCTGATCACCAAGCAGCTCTGCGAAGCCAAAAAGCAGCGAAGCAAGCTGTTTGAACACAGCGGATTTAATGACGAGGCCGCCAGGACGGAGGAACTGATTGCTTTCCTCAAAAAGCAGGATGACTTTATGGAGAGCTTTGATGAAAGCATATTTTCGCTGATGGTAGAAAAGATCATCGTAAGATCCAAACTTGAAATCGCCTTCCGCCTGATCAACGGACTGGAGCTTCCGGAAATCATCGGAGAGGAAGTGGGCTAAATGGCGCAAAGACATACGCCTTTTGGCTATAAAATCATAGACGGAGCTGTAACCATCGAACTGGATAAAGCAGACCTGATCAGGAAAATGTTCAATGATTTTATATCGGGAATATCTTTAAACCAGATGGCAAAGGCCCTAACGGAAATGAAGGTTCTCAATGCCAACGGAAAACCCTCCTGGAATCACGGTTCCATCGGAAAAATCTTGAGCAACTGTAAATACACCGGAAGCGACTTCTATCCTGCCATTATCCCGGAGGAAGTATTCAATGCTGCTAATAGGCTCAGGGAAGAAAAGAACGCCCGGCTTGGCAGAAATGTCAATTACTTTGCCAACGGCATCTCCAGTGCTTATCCCTTCAGCGGCAGGTTGATATGCGGGGAATGCGGGAGTATTTTCAAAAGGTACACCGAACATCATGACAGGAACAAGAAATGCAACTGGAAATGCAAACGGTATATCGTTGACAACAGAGTATGCTGCAAAAGCGGTGTGGTTGATGATAAGCAGCTTAAAGCAGGCTTTATACAAATTATCAACCGGGTAATGGAGAGTCCTGAAATGATAGAAAAGCGTCCGGCAGTTAATGCTGTGGCAGAAAGTACAGAATTAAGAAGGATAAAATTGCAAATATCCAACGGATTCGATCAAAACGGTTTCGAACCATCGGAAATGGCACAGCTGCTATTCAAAAGAGCTGCCGAACAATATCGAATCTCCCAGGTGGATGACTTTGAATATAAAACCAGGAAATTGAAAGCGGTGCTTGAGAGCTGCAAGCCCATTAAAGCATTTGATGAGGCTTTATTCAAAGCAACCATCAAAAGCATTACGGTGGAAATCAACGGGCAGCTCCGGTTTGAACTAATCAATGGAGTGGTGCTGAGCACTTCATATACACTACGGGGAAAAGGAGGAAAAGCCCATGGCGATGGGACAAAGAACAGTATCGGTAATCCCTGCAAATCCAATTTATGATTTTAAGGAAAAAGCAAAGATAAAAAAACTAAGAGTAGCTGCCTACTGCCGGGTCAGTACGGAGCTGGAGGAACAGCAGTCTAGCTACCAGGCGCAGGTGGATTATTACACGATGGAGATTATGAAAAACCCAGGCTGGAAGTTTGCGGGCATCTATGCTGATGAGGGGATATCCGGCACCAGTACAAAAAACAGGACAGGGTTCAATAAACTGATTGAAGACTGCATGGCAGGCAAGATTGACCTGGTGCTGACAAAATCCATCAGCCGTTTTGCACGAAACACCCTTGACTGCATTCAATATATACGGAAACTGAAAGAAAAAAACATCGGCGTGTTCTTCGAAAAAGAAAATGTCAACACCCTGGACAGCGCTGGAGAATTTCTCATCACCATCCTCGGAAGCCTCGCCCAGGAAGAAAGCCGCTCCTTAAGCACCAACACAAGGTGGGGTGTCGTCCGCCGGTTTGAGAAAGGACAGGTTATGGTCAATCACAATAAGTTTTTAGGATATACAAAGAATGAAGCTGGTGAATTGGTGATAGTGCCGGAGGAAGCAGAAATAGTAAGGCTGATTTTCAGGCTGTATTTAGAGGGCCTAAGCATCACCCAAATCAAAAAGTACCTGGAGGAAAACGGCATTAAAACCGTTACCGGAAAAAACCAATGGTCTACAACCACCATCAACAACATGCTCTCAAATGAGAAGTACATGGGAGATGCCTTGCTGCAAAAAAGCTACACCGTAGACTATCTCACAAAGAAAAGAGTTAAAAATAATGGAATTGTTCCGCAGTATTATGTGGAGGACAGCCATCCGGCCATCATTTCCAAAGACTTGTTTCACCGGATACAGGAAGAAAAAGCACGCCGGGCTAACATTAAAAAGAGTGCTGAAAAAAGAACCAAAACCGACAGCGGGAAATATAGCTCAATATATGCTCTCACCGAATTATTGATATGTGGGGAGTGCGGCAAGCCTTATAGACGGGCATCCTGGACAGCATACAGTGAGAAAAGGATTGTCTGGCGGTGCTTAAACAGGCTGGAGTACGGGAAAAAACACTGCCAAAAGTCCCCTACCATCGATGAGAATGTTTTGCATAGAACCATTATGGATGCTTTCAATTCCCTCATACAGGATAAGGGAGATTTTGTGGACACTCTCCAGTCTAATATTCAGCTGGTGATGGGCAACCGGGCTAAGCAGATGGACATAGCTAAAATAGAAGAGCGGATCGCAGAATTAAAAAAAGAGATGATAGGCTTCGTAGAGGAAAATGCAAGATGTGGAGCAGATAATACAGACTTTGACGAGCACTATGCCAAAATATCCGCCGAGCTGAAAGAGCTTCAGAAGATAAAAACGCAGTATACCGAGCAGCAAGCCAGGCAAGACAGCTTCCAGCGAAGAATCGAGGATATGAAGAAGTTTCTGAACACCGCAGACTGCAAATTATCAGGATTTGACAACCAGCTTGTCAGGCAGCTTATACAAAGCATCAAGATCGTGTCAAAGGATAAGATTCTCATAAAATTCAAGTCGGGTTTGGAGATGGAGCAGGAGCTGAGTAAAAAATAGCATTACCGATAAGAGACAACCGCCAAACTGTGAAAAAAAGATTTTGCATAGGTAAAGATTATGAGAAAGGAAAACCTTTCAAGGGTTCGAGGGATTGGAAAAATGCTTCGGGGCCAGGATTTGCTGAAGGAGTTTAACGAGGATTTATTTGCGGCATTGGTGGAGTAGATACGGGTAAAGTCGCTGGTGTAGGTGGTGTTTGTATTGAAGGCGGGGGTTGAGGCAAGGGAAATAGTGTAAAATCCAAATTGTATGAAAATTATGGTATAATATTGGTGTGCTTAGTTGATGTTTGGCACACCGCTTTTTTGTTTTTAATAAAGAATTTTTTAGGAGATAAAGCACATGAAAGAAGTTACTGCGGCAATTATTATAAATGATGGGAAAGTATTGATAGCTCAAAGGGCTAAAGATCAAAAGTTGGCCGGCAAATGGGAGTTTCCGGGAGGAAAAGTTGAGTCCGGCGAAACTCCGGAAGAATGTTTGGAACGTGAAATTAAGGAAGAGCTTGGTATCAAAATAGAAGTGGACGAATTCTTTGACGAAAGCATATACCAATATGATACAGGAACAATAAAACTTCTCGCATATAAGGCAAGATGGATTGATGGTGAATATAAACTGACGGCACACAGTCAAATAAAATGGGTTAAACCATATGAATTAAACAACTATGATTTTGCTCCGGCAGATGTTCCATTTATTGAAAAGTTGAAGGGGGAACAGATATGAATTTTAACCCAGGATTGAAGATAGGAGATATTATTACTAATGAGCGTTTAATTGAGATTTTTAAGTGTGGGAATATGGGTGGAATGAGGCGCTCTAAAACGACCAATACACTTGTGATTATTTCGGACCATACGAAGGGGCTTTATGAAGATAAATGGATTGGCGATATTCTCCATTATACAGGTATGGGAAAAAACGGTGACCAAAGTTTAACTTTTGCTCAGAATAGAACATTAGCAGAGTCAAATGAAAACGATGTAGATGTGCACCTGTTTGAGGTTTTTAAAGAAAAAGAGTATGTATATATGGGGAAAGTAAAACTTGTTGAAAATCCTTATCAAGAGGTGCAAAAAGGGGAAGATGGTGTTCCAAGAAATGTCTGGATATTTCCGGTTAAAGTTATTCAGGAAAGTGCTACTATAGCTGTTGATTCCTCTTTAATTCAAACAAAATATGAAGATAAGGAAAAAGCAGCTAAGAGATTAGATAATGAAACACTTGCCCAAAGAGCAAAAGAGTCACAGTCTGAAAAAACAAGCATGAGAAATATTGTAACAATTACATACGAGCGCAATGCTTATGTTTCAGAATACGCAAAAAGACGAGCAAATGGTATTTGTCAGCTTTGTGGCAAGGAGGCGCCGTTTAAAAATAAAGATGGTGAGCCTTATTTAGAAACACACCATATAGAATGGTTATCAAGAGGTGGAACTGATACTCTAGATAACACTGTTGCTTTATGTCCAAACTGTCATAGAAAAATGCATGTTTTGGATCTTAAAGAGGATAAGGAGAGGCTAAAGATGGTGTCCATGCAGGAGTTAATAAATTTGAATTGATTCGGTTTTATCAAAAAATATAAAAATTTAACAACTTTATAAAAAAATTATCTATTCCATACCATCAAGGCATGTGGAGTGCGTAATTCAGATAAAACGTGCTGAAAGCCGCATGGTATAAGGCTTTCCGGCGTTTTTGAAGGGCAGTTTTTGAGGGGTAAAAACGATGATAAACCGCTGATAAAAAATGG